TTTATACCGACGTTAGTGAGTGGAGAAACCATTTAGAACTCCTATGTAGGTCCCATGTTGCTATAGAAGCAAACCGCTTTAGGGTCAGTAAGTAATCCGCAGCCTTCTTCTGCTACTCTTATTTTTACTCCAACTAAAGGTTCTATTACCTGAGCCGTAGAAATCGGAACAAAACTTTTCCAGGTTACTGCTCTTTGAGGAACAAACATTACGCCTTTGTCAGTTGTGACATTTGTAGAAACCAGAACCTTTACACCCAAAATCTCCATAACTATTCCTGAGCCTGCAAGTGAGCTGGCCATGCTTGGTATGCTTGAGCCCTTTGTTGCTATAAGATAATTAACAAGATGCATGTGATTTGCTGGTGTTATTGCTAAGATTGCTCCCTCTGGGTCATAGCCGTAAGTTCTTATTTGAGTTTTTCCGTACATAATGTCTGCGATAGGCGTGCAGTTAGAGTAGTCGTCCCACTCATTAGTTATCGCAAGCGCATTCTCTCCTGTTCCAGCGTCAGATACAGTAAGCACATTGTAGATTTCCTGGTCTACTTGTCTCTCTACTGCAAGAACTAAGTCTCTGACATTTGTAGCGAGAATATCTATATCACAGTCTTTTATATCTTCGTCAGATATAAGAGGCGAGCTTACAAAGAATTTCTTGACATAGCTTGTATTTCTTGTCCATGTCTGCTCAGTCACGAAAGGAAGAGCTTTAAATGAAGTGTTAGCAATCTGCGATGCTGTTATAGTTGTAGTATCTGCGACATCTAAGAATCCAGATGTCTTCTGGTACCATCTAACCTCTCTGGCTGATGTAGAAGATACTGTCACATATTTCTTAAAAACATTAAGTTCATCTGCAAAGCCCTTTGCCAGCTTGTCTATATCAATTCCTCTTATTGCTGCTTCAGCGTTTCCAGATACCATTATGCGTAAATGGTGTTATTGCACCCCGGGTTTAATTCAACAAGAATAGTCTCAGCATCTCCGCCTGATGTTTCAAGAGCAAGTCCAAGTGTCTTTGAACCCACAGATGTCTTAGTTGCTGTCTGGACTTTGTTTGCATCTGCTGAGCTTGATACTGATTGTCCGACAGTTACTGCTGCTTTTGTAGTCATCTTGAATATTCCGCCTCTGTATACTGCAATCTTTGTTTTTCCATCAGAAACAATTTTCTCTTCAGCTGCGATGCCTGCAATATCATCTTCCGCGTCTGTAGAAGCGGTAACTGTTAGAGAATCAGCAAGTTTTAAAGTATCGCCCTTATTGATTCCAGTCGCATTTGCGCATGTCATCATAATAGGCAATTCTGTTTCAATCATTAACACTGAACCTACTGCGTCTCCCATGATTATTTAGGTACTACAAAGTATTTAAATCTTTCGTTAGGTACTACAACTTGCCGCTCATAACCCTATCTCTATATTCCTTGGGTGTTTCCTCAGTTTTCTGCGTAGAATTGCCTGCAAGGCTCTTCCCGCTTATCATAGCCCTCGACAGCATAGCTTCTTGTTTCGCAAGCAGCTCTTCCATCTTCTTGTTCCCTGCTTCTATTCTCTCGGCAGTCTGTCTTGCCTGCTCTATAAGATTAGGTTCTTCCTTGACGAGTTCCTCTTCTGCTTTCGCTTCTACTCTTGCTTGTTTTATTTCTTCTTTCATTTTGAACCTCCTTTTAGCGATTCTACTAAATCGTTACGCCTTCCGAAATAATAGCCAATAACAAGAGCGATAGAAGCATCTATCATCCCATCCATCCCCATAATCTTGCAGGTAAATAATGCAATTATAAGGCTTAATGCGATCATGTCTTTTGCTTTTATCATGCTTCCGGCACTCCTTGTTCAAGCCCGGGAACATAACCGCTTCCAGCTACTGGAGCAGCCCCGCCCATAGGAAATAAGTTTGCATAGAAGTCTCTGACTAATCTTGCCTCTCCCTCTTCCCAAACTTCAATATCGTAAAGCTCGTCTCCGCCCTTATCCACCCAGAAGTTTGCATCCATAAAAGATTTGCCGGTAAGTACTGATTTAGCGCTTTTAATCTCTCTTCTCCTGTTCTCGAAAGCTGCGATTAAATCCATCTTATCCTGCATAGTCCTGGCTTTTCCCGCTTCGTCAATAATGCTGTTTATAGCTGATGCTGATTCCTTAGCCTGATTTTTAGCAAGAGCAATATTCTGCGCTCTTGCCTGCTTGGAAAGAGAAATCTCTGCGCCTATAAGCCCGCCCGCAGCTGCAAGAGTTATTGGAATCGCAGCTGCTGCTCCTTCTGTGCCCAAGGCTGCTGCTGCGGCTGTTATTCCTGTGGCAGTTAAGCCCGCCCCAGATGCAGCGCCAGTCAGTCCGAAAGTTGCAGATTGCAATGGTGTCCCCTCTGTTTCCATTGGAGTTGGCTGGATAGCCTGCTGAGCCTTGATATAATCTGCGTATTGAGCCAGCTCCTCTTGTGTCTTGCCGGCTGTCATCCTGTTGTAAATCATCTGCTGGGCTGGAGAAGTTATGCCCTCTGTATTTTCCGCCCTTTCCATCTTGTTTATAGCAGTGGCGGCGTTCTCATAATCTATAAGCGCCTGCAGGTTGGGAGTCAGGTTTATTTCTCCCTTTGCTCCTTTCAGCTGTTTTGCGTAATCTGCATATTCCTGCGCAGTCAGATTGAACAATCCTTCCGGCTTATCGCCTACTTGATATTTTATAGTGCCATCGGGATTCTTTGATATTCCAATATTTATCTTGGGCACGAAAGCTGGCTGGTTTTCCTGCGCGTTGCTTAGTATCTTTTCAGGCCCGTAAGACATGGGCTGAGCTGGCGGAGCAGAGGGTTTGACACGCACAGCGGGGCTTGTTGTCGCAATATTCTTTGCAACCTGAGCAGGCCCTGCATTAAGAATATTCTGAGCTGTCTTCTGGCCGCCCATTCCCCACTTCTTTTTCTTTTTTACTCCTGAGCTTCCACCGCCGAAAGTTGAGGATGCTTTGTTAGGTGTGTTGAATGCCATTATGCTGCTCCTGGATTCAAGTCAGCGGGCTGGGCAACAGCCATGTCTCCTGAATCCTTTTGCTCGTCTGATAACATCTCATTTTGCAGGCTTGCAGGTTTAGTAAGCTTTACTTCGAGCTGTAATTTATACCATATAGCGTTTTCTATCTCAAGTTGCTCCTGGCTTATTCTCTGAAAGAAAGAAAGATAAGCTATCTTGGCGCTTGACTCTGTAAAGTCCGAAGCGCTGCCCATGAGTATCTGAGGTATTCCACAGACTTGATAGAAATAATCTTTTAGATGCTGTCTCCAAGGAAGTATGTTCAGGGTTGCGTTTGGCGGTATAGCGATTATCTCGTGCTCGACTGTTCCTTTTGGGATGTGGATGTTCTCCCCTTTCGCGACAGCGTTGTCCATCTTAATAACACTCGCGTTGATGAGTGCAGTATCGTCTGTATCGTACATAAACTTCATCATAGGTCTTGAGAACTTCTTTATGACATCTTTATTGATAACAAAACTTTCATTGTTAGCCTCGATAATCTTCTGCAGGCATTCTAAGTCTGATGTTCCCCCAATATTATCCCCAACGCGCTTGTTTGCCAAATGAAAAATCTCCTGGGGCTCGAACTTTATAGTCTCCTTGCCCTTTACCTGCTCATATCTCTTGATTATGCCTTTCTTGTCAGCAACGATAACCATGCTCCCTGGGTCTAAAACCTTGATATTCGTAATCATACCGCTCTTTTCATCCCTCATAATCTCTGCATACGCATCCCCATTAACGTGCTTCATAATAACCATGTTTTGTAGAATCTGCTGGAAAGTTTCGCATCCATATCCCATAATGTGCTTCGCAATTACTCTATCCCTCGCGTTTGGAGAAGTCCATTCTTTCCCGCATATCCAGGTTGCGAGCTGGTTAAACACTGCGCTTACTTCTGGAATGTTCTTGAAAAATCCATAATACTTTGAGAAGTCTGTATTCTGCCAGCGTGTCTCATCGTTTGTTGAGCCCTCGAGCTGCTCGCTGTTCACAACCACATCAGCAACATAGTTAGTCATATTGCTTGATGTTCCGCTTGATACTTTGAATGTTTGTTCTGTTGGCATGTTTAGTTATCCACCCTGAAAGGTATTGAGGCTATTAAATCTGTGCCTATTGTTCTGTCTTGGTCATCGACTAAAGAAAGGCTTGATGAGGGGTCATGATAGAGCCATACGTCCGCATTTCCCGCGTGAGCGTCCTCTACTATCACATTAACTCTCATCTTTTCCCCTACTGCAAAATGCTTCGCGGTTGTAGCTATCTTAAAGCAGTTTCTGTAATACTGGGTTGTTGAAGGGTCGTTATTAGTGTGAATGGCTGAACCCAAAGAAGTCTCTACTCCTGCTGCCGTAACATGGTAGATGGTTACTGTTGTCTGCTCCTGTGCGGTATCTGCCCCCTCTACTTTTGTAGAAAGGTTCACATAAGCAATACCCGTAGCCAAGTCTATAGGAATATTTATTGTTATATCAAAATCAAGGTCTAAATCTCCAGTAGCGTTAGTTTTTGTGAATATTCCCGTAGTTGAAGCGGTGTCTGTTGTAGAACTATCTACTGAATTTGTTGTAGTTAGAAAATAAACTTGGACTGCCCCATTTGTAACAGAGCAAGCACCATAGAAATTTATGTACCCATTTCCCGTTAAGGCATCTTTCCAATCATACTGCACCTGATATGGGGCGTTCTTTCTGTAGATAATAGGCAATACCATTATTCTCCCCCTATGAACTTTCTCGAGGCTGTTTCCCTAAGAACATCCATACCTTTTAATGCCCTG